TTAAGGAGGAGTGTGATATCAATACGATCATTGATCGCTTCGGCATTGGTGAAAATCCCATTGAGGCCCAGAAATGGGTTACTAACGTCGATATTGCTGATGCTCCTGATAATTACATGGATGTGATGAATCAGCTAAACGAGGCTCGTGATCAATTCATGTCGCTCCCTGCGAAGGTTCGTTCTAATTTCGACAATGATCCCGCTCAATTCGTCGATTTCGTCTCTAATCCTGCCAATGGGGATGAGATGGTTCGTCTCGGTCTCGCTTCCGTTCGTGAGGCCCCTCCTCCTTCTGATACGGATCGTATTGTTGAGGCTGTTAAAGCCTCTCGCGCAGTTCCCTCTTGATGTAACTGTGCCCAGTGACAGGTTCTGTCTCTGGTTAGGCCCGTCGGGGCCTTTTTTTTTGGTTGTTTTTTTTTTTACTGTGTTATATACTGTTGTTACGGTCGTTTGATCGTGCTCGCTCGGAGGTTCTATGGTTGTCACTAAAGTTGATAAAGAGTTGCTTCTTCGGTCGATTGAGACCGAGCAAGCTCGTGTTCGTCGTGCTATCAATGCTGAGAAGTCTCAGGCTATTCGTGAGATTCATTCTGTTCTTCTTTCCGATCTTACGGCTTTGCATGGCCGTGTTTACAATGAGGTGGCTAAATGATTCATGAGTGTTTCGGTATTCGTGATACCTGCGTTGGTGCCTATCAGGTGCCTATGTTTTTCGTCAATTCTGCTGCTGCGGTTCGGGCCTTGGGCGATGCTGTGAATCGCGCCAAGGAGGACAATGCGTTTTATCAACATCCCGAGCACTATCAGTTGTGGCATCTTGGGTCGTTTGATGATGAATCCGGTTTATTTACTCCTGTTGCTCCTGTTTTTGTTGTTGACTGTCAGTCTCTAGTCCGTTCTGCGTGACTTATCCCCGGCCTGTGTAGTCTTTGCCCTTCTAGGCAAAGAATGCACAGGTTGGGGGTAAGTGCTATGCTATAAGCGTTTCCCCCCCTGTGTTTTTCTTCTTTCGGAGGTTATATGCGTCGCTTCTCGGTTCATAAAGGTCGTTCTGCCCGTAAATTTCGCGGGCAGGTAGGTCGTACTAAGGCCGCTAACATGCGCGGCCCTATGCGCGGCGGTTTTCGCTTCTAATGTGTGTACTAAGCCCCTCGCGGCGCGTCGCGTTGGTGGTCAGTTGGAATTCCTCGGGCGCTCTGATAAGGAGCGCTTTTCTTTTGGGCGTTCGCGCCTGGGCGAAGTCCTCCAAATCCCATGCGGTCGTTGTGCTGAGTGTCGCTTAAAGCGTTCACGTGAATGGGCGGTACGTTGTATGCATGAGGCGTCCCTTCATCGTGATAATTGTTTTCTTACTCTTACTATCGAGGATGATGCTAAGGCCATCTCACTCGATTATTCTTACTTTCAATCATTCTTGAAAAGGCTTCGTTCTCGTTTTCCTAAAGACAAGCTTTTGTTTTTGGCGTGTGGCGAGTATGGCGAGACTAATCCTGCTACTGGTCTCATTGATGGTGGTAAGTATCGCGCTCACTTCCATGCCTTGTTGTTTGGTTTTAACTTCCCGGATCGCGTTCCAGTCAAATTGATTGATGGTGGCGAATTATTCAAATCAGCTATTCTGGATGAATTATGGCGGTTAGGTAATTGTCGTATTGGTGAAGTTACCTTCGAGTCTGCTGCTTACGTTGCTAGGTATGCTATGAAAAAGGTTACTGGCGATCTTGCTCCCGCTGTGTACACTGTCATAACTGAGGATGGCGAGATGATCGAGCGCACTCCTGAGATGCTCGTTATGTCTAAGCGTCCTGCCATTGGTCGTGCGTGGTTCGAGAAATTCGGTAAGCATGTATACCATTGTGATAAAGTGATTGCTCGTGGTAAGGAAATGCAGCCCCCTCGTTATTATGACAAGCTGCTTCCTGAGGTTGTTCGTGGTGTCATTGCCCGGCAAAGGGCCGCTCTTTCATCGCGGCCCGAGGATCATACGGATGCTCGTAACGAAGTCCGGGATATTGTTGTTCGTGCTGGTCTTTCTCAATTTAAGGATAGGAGTATCTGAAATGGGTATGAATTACCGTAATAAATCGGTAAATGCGCATGACTTTGCCATGATTCCGCGGGCGTCTATTCCGCGTTCGTCGTTCAAGATGGAAAAGGCTTACAAGTCGACCTTCGATGCGGGCTATCTGGTTCCGTTTCATTTGCAGGAGGTTCTGCCGGGCGATTCGTTCTCGGTTTCTGCTGCTGCTTTCGCTCGTATGGCTACCCCTCTTTATCCGATTATGGATAACTTGCATTTGGATTGCTTTTGGTTCTTTGTCCCCAATCGTCTCGTTTGGACTAATTGGGTTAAGTTTCAAGGTGAACAAGACAATCCGGGTGATTCGATTTCGTATTCTGTGCCGCAGGTGCTATCGCCTGCTGCCGGTTATGCTGTTAATTCGCTGCAGGACTATTTCGGTTTGCCGGTTACTGGCACCCCTGCGATTACTGCTGCGGTGACCCATTCCACGTTGCCGTTGCGTGGTTATAACTTGATTTGGAACCAATGGTTCCGTGATGAAAATCTGCAAAATTCTGTTGTCGTTGATAAGGACGATGGCCCGGATGTGTACACTGATTATTCGCTTCTTCGGAGAGGCAAGCGTCATGACTATTTCACTTCTTGCCTTCCGTGGCCGCAAAAGGGTGGCACGTCTGTCTCCCTTCCGCTCGGCACGTCTGCGCCTGTTGTTGGCTTATTTACGTCCGGGGCGGTTACTGTTGCCGCTGCTTCGTCCGGCGTCCGTGTGGGTGCTACGGCTTCCGGTGAGGCATCAATGTCTAATACGGCCGGTACGATGTGGGTATCGTCTAAATCCGCGGTTGGTACTGCCGCTGCGACGGCCTTTAATACCACTAACGCTAATGTCTATGCCGATCTAAGTTCGGCTACTGCTGCGACTATTAACCAGCTTCGGCAGGCTTTCCAGACTCAGCGTTTACTTGAAAGGGACGCTCGTGGTGGAACTCGATATACGGAAATACTCCGGTCACATTTTGGTGTCGTTTCTCCTGATGCTCGTTTACAGCGTCCTGAGTATCTTGGAGGAAATAGCGTTCCAATTCAGACTCGCGCGATTGCCCAGACTTCCGCGGCTGGTCTTACTGGTGGATCGACTCCATTGGCTCAACTTGGCGCGGTTGCGCAGGTGGTTGCGAAGACTGGATTCTCACAATCATTTGTTGAGCATGGATATGTGTTTGGTCTACTTTCCGTCCGCGCCGATCTTACCTATCAGCAGGGTTTGCCTCGTCATTGGTCAAGACTGACTCGTTATGATTTTTATATGCCAGTTTTCGCCATGCTTGGTGAGCAGTCGGTTCTTAATAAAGAGATTTACTGTACTGGCGGCGCTAATGATTCGCTCGTTTTCGGTTATCAAGAGCGTTGGGCTGAATATCGCTATCAGCCGTCGCAGATTACTGGTTTGTTCCGTTCGCAGGTTTCTGGTACGTTGGATGGCTGGCATCTTTCGCAAAAATTTACGTCGTTGCCCAGTCTTAACACTACGTTTATCCAGGATACCCCCCCTGTAGATCGTGTTCTTGCTGTCGGGTCTATGACAGGTAAGCAGTTCCTGCTTGATGTGTTTATGCGCATCAAAGCTGCCCGTCCGCTGCCAATGTATTCCGTGCCAGGTCTTATTGACCATCTTTAAGGAGGTCTTATGTTCGGTATTGATGATGCTGCTCTTGCTTTCGGTGGCGCTGTTCTTTCCTCCGCTATGTCTAATCAAGGTGCGGAGGATCGCAATAACGCTCAGATTGCTCAATCTAAAGAGCAGATGGCCTTTCAGGAACGCATGTCAAACACTTCCTATCAGCGTGCTGTTCAAGATTTAGCTGCGGCTGGTCTCAATCCTATGCTCGCGTATGCCCATGGCGGTGCGTCTACTCCTGCGGGTTCGCAGGCCAATATTGAGGATACGATCACGCCGGCGATTAATTCCGGCAATGCTGCTTTTCGTGCCACTAACGAGGCTTCTGTGCAGCGTGCTCAGGTTGAGGATATTACTGCTTCGGCAGGTCTTAAACGCGCTCAAACTGCGCAGGCTGGTGCGCAAACTCAACAGGCTATTACTCAAGCTACGTTAAATACTTCTCTCGCGGCGAAGGCCGACCAGGACAAGCTCACTTCTGCTTCGTCGGCTGGTCTTATGGATACTCAAGGGAAGTCGCTTCTTGCTCATATGGAAAAGATCGCTCCCGAGATTAAACATCTCGTTTCTCAGGCTAATCTTAACGATCAGCAAAAGCGTAATTTGATCGCTGAGCTTCCTAGGATCGCTGCCGATATTCCCCGTATTCGAGCTGAGACTGAAAAGGCGTATCAGCAGCGTTTGCTTCTTGGCGTTGAGACTCAGCTTAAGTTTCTTGAGCAGAATCACGCTCAAAGCCAGTCTAATTTTTGGGGTTCCAAATGGGGTCAAAATCAGCCCTATATTACTTCTGGGACTAAGGCGTTTTCTGACGTTGCTGGTGCTGTTTCCCCTTTTTCGTGGTTATTCCGTGGTAATTAATTGGAGGTTTTATGAAACTTCGTATTGTTGGTGAATATGATGCTGACCAGCTTTCTCATGATACGGGTCTTGATTGTCGTGATGAATCGCTAACTCATCAGGAGTTTAAGGAGGAGTGTGATATCAATACGATCATTGATCGCTTCGGCATTGGTGAAAA